CTGTGGGGAACTTATTATGAAGTCGATATGGAAAAATGGAACAAAGATTAAGCAATACTGCCAGAACCAGTTACTGATCCTGCGCCGTCTATACCTTTAGGCATATTGTATACTTCCCAGTTGTCTGTATATCCTGGAGCATATCCTGGGTTTCCACCATTTGTGACTCTGATGTAGTATGCTCCGTTAATTCCGTATGGGTTGCCGTCTGTAAGAACTACTGCTCCTAGTGGATAGGCTGCGCCATTATTATATGCGCCTTGATAATTTGGTGGCAATGCCATTATGCACTCCAACTAATAAAGAAGCCTGGATACCATTCTGTAGGTTGTCCAGAAAGACTCCAGTTACTTTGCCACTGATCAAATGTAAGATCTGTTCCATCAACTATGTATCCGCCTGGAATTAACTGAGTACCTGTGTTTATAACTGCTAATTGCATGCCATTAAACTGAGATCCTGGATTGTCTAATCCAGAAATTGTTATTGTTATTGGTTGACCAACTGGCATATGTGATGTAATATACGCTGGTGTTCCAGTAAGCCAGTCAAGAGTTGATCCAGTAAACACTCCAAGACCTGTTATGTTAAAAGAATATTGGGTTATAGCATTGCCCATAATGTTTCCTGAGCCTGTTACTGTTCCTGCTCCGAATATTCCTCTTGGTGCTACCATGAGATTATTATATCATCTGTTTTGACATTCAGGCGGTATTGGTGTATACTTGAAGTATGAGTATAGACGAAATGACATTACGAGAAGAGATTGCAAGGGCTATAGAGGCCCTACCCATTGAGCCATCAGTTACAAATGCTTTGGGCATGCGTATTGAGGCTGCAAAGGTTGCAAGAGGAGAAGATAATTATATGACTGAATTTTTTGATAGACAGGAGGCTTACGAATGATTAGTTTATTTTTCTTAATTCCAGCATTTATTGCTGGGTATGTAGCATGTTATTTTATTATGACATATAAGGTCAATCAAAATTAAGCCTCTTGCATACATCTTTGACGTAGATGGAACTTTGGCTAATGTAGATCCTTATCTTCACCATGTTCGTGGCTCTAATAGGGATTACGAGGCTTTTCATGAGGCTTCTGTGGATGCCCTGCCAAATTTTGAAGTAGTTCAGATGCTTAATGAAGCATTCTTTGATCAAATGCATGTTCTTATTGTTACATCTCGCAAAGAAAAATATCGTGGACTGACCTCTTATTGGCTTGCTAAAAATGATATTGGTCACCATGCATTGTATATGCGTAAGGACGATGACAATAGACCAGACTATGATGTTAAAAAAGATATCTTACTTAATATTAAGAAACATTGGAATGTTTTTCATGCTGTAGATGATAATCCAAATGTTATTAGGCTATGGGAAAATTATGGAATCCCTACTACCAAAATCGGTGACTGGGATGGAAACAAATCTTGACAGATAAAATCGAATATGATATGATTAGGTTATGAGCAAACGAGTTAAGAAGATTTATAAGTGCGTTGAGTGTGATACTATGATTACTATTGTAACCAAGGTTCACGAACTTCCAGAATCAATCATCTGTCCTTGCGACAGTGTAGCAGAAAACCAAGGTGCAAAGTGAAAAAGTCTAACAACAAAGTCTCTCAACATAAAATTAAGAGGGCAAATAAAAATAAAAAAAGAGTCCAGGCAAAACCATCTTTATCTAAATTTGAAAGACAACAGGCTGCCTTAAGATCAGAAATTATTGGTCAGTCTATGTTCCAGGCATCTCAAAATATTTAGGAGATAAAAATTGGTAGATCAAGAAGAGTTAAACAACTTATCAAAAGAATTAAAGAGTCACATTATTAAAGAACATATGAAAACATACTACTATTCTACTGTTGGAATTTTATGTTTTTTGCTTGGCATATTCCTTGGCTTACTTATTAAATAAGGTCTAGCACCAGTAGCCAAGTTGGTTAAGGCACCGAACTCATAATTCGGCTATCGTAGGTTCAAGTCCTACCTGGTGTACTCGCTTTTAGTGTATAATGAAAGAATGACTAATAAAGATATACCTCATTTACTTACATATCCCAGAAGTGGGTCTCATTTTTTTATGGATACTCTTTATGAAATAGAAAAAATTAATTTTACTAAATCTCATTTTTTAGATAAACTTTTTGATAAGGATAATAGTAAACAAAGAAAAATAATAACGATAGCAAGAGATCCGATTGATAGTATTTCCTCTTATTTAGCGCTCAATAAAGAGCGCAAGATACGGGATGAATTCTCAATTGTTCAAAAGACAACAGACTATGTGTTAATGTATTCTTTTTTATGTGAAAATGCAGACTATGTTATAGATTTTAATGATCTTATAACAGATCCAGATTCTGTAATCAAAAAAATATTAGATTTATTAAACATAGATAAAAATAAATATCACAACTTTGCTACATACGCCATTCCTAAATATAAAAATTTTATTCCATCTAGCAAAGAATTGATCAATTATGACAAAAATATATTAAATAGTTTTAATACTGATTTATGTTATTTTTATTATAACAAACTTTTAGAAAAGAAAATTATAATTTAATATTATTTATAACTTTACAAACTTGTTTGATTAATGTATACTGTATATATATCTTGTCTCCATCGTCTAGTGGCCTAGGACATCGCCCTTTCACGGCGGTAACACGGGTTCGAATCCCGTTGGAGATACAATACCTCTGTAGTTCAGTGGACAGAACGATGGACTTCTAAGCCATGCGTCGCAAGTTCGATTCTTGCCAGGGGTGCTATACTTAGGTCTATGGATAAAGTATCGTGTAGTGAGTTGTGGCGTGATTGGATGATTAATTCTCCGCAAGATAGCAAGGTAATAGAATGTAAAGAAAATATATCTAAATTTTCTAAGGAAGATTGGGAAAAAATGACTGGTGAAGCAATAGAAATAACCAATAATCTTGCAAATTTAGTTTCATCTAACATTCCCCTTAAGGACAAACTTTCAGAAAATGCCTTTGATCTTTTTATTAAGCATATTAATGAGTGGTTTTTTATAGTAAATAAAACTTTTATTATAAAACTCATTTATTCATGTCAAAATGATGATAAATTTTTCCAATTTTTTGATAGATTTCATCCTGGACTAACAAAACATCTTGTTAAGTTAATGATGGCTTATTTGCACAAACTTCCAGACTAAATTATTTTTTAGGTTGTTTTGGTTGGTATGGTTCAATCTTAGACTTAATACGACCATCCTTGTATAGTCTTACAATCCATCCATCTTTGATCTGCATTGGATTAAATGCGTGTGCTTTTTTCTTTGGCATTACTTCACCATTCTAAATGGAGAGTCAATCCAACTATCTGACTTAGCAACTGGAATACAGTTTGGAACTGGCTTACCGTCTGCTCCTGGCTTCATTCCTCTTTGTACATAGCCATCCCAGCAAGGTGCTTGCTTATTTACATTCCCGCAACAGTCTGATTTCATTTCTCCAGCCTGACACTGTGGGCATTGCTCACAAGTTACATTTAATTCTTTGCACATTGGACAGCCACAACCTTCGTATGCTTTTCCAATTGATGAATCATACATTGCCATTGCAACTTCTGAGTCTGTTGAACTAAACTCTTCTGTAACAACATCTCTTTCAACTTTAAGAGATTCAATCTTAACAAGCATTGAAGCCTTGTGCCCAGAAAGAATCATCTCTGCTTCCCATGTGCCATCTTCTTCTTCAAAGTGTCTTACAAGTACTGCAGGCTCTTCCATTGATGCCTCTAGTGCATACTCTGATCCAGGAATACCAAACATTCCTTCTGTCATTACATACTCTACTTGGCCAACAATTGGCTTGTCATCGTACCCTTCAGGGCACATTACAAAATCGCCTTCTTTTAACATATTAATAGTATACCATATTAACCAGCAAGCCTATTGTGAGTTCTTATCCTGTGACAATTAGCACAAACCACTTCACACTTTTCAATCTCTTTCTTAATAGCCCTCCATGAAAAACCGTCATGGATCATCCTTGACACATTATATTTCTTGTCTCGTATGTGATCAAAGTCTAGGATTATGTGGTTACTAATACCACAGTCCACACAGCCAGAATCCTCTTTTATCTTAGCAAGCATCTTTTTATACTGCTGCTTGTTATAGGTGTCTAACTCTTTGTCAGTCATTGTTATCATTATACCGTGAAAATATTAGGTCCCCACACAGGCAATTCACCTGACTTGCGCCACGGTCTCTATCCAATGGGTAACTATGCCATCTCTAAGGTCCTGTGGGGGACATATCTATTGTACTCCTAGATTATATGGTGTCAATGGTATACTTGTTTATATGGAAAACAAAACACAGGGAAATTGGAAAATTGGAAAAGAAATAAGAAATCCAATTGGTTACAATGAAGAAAAAATATATGGTGATCACGAAATGGAGTTAGCAATCCCTATATCTCAAGATCAATTAAATGGTGCAAGACTATTTACTTCAAAATACGAATATGCAAAAACATTAAATAAGAATATATCATATTTAGAAGTGGGTGTTGGTTGGGGCAACTCCGCCAAAATGTTTATAGATACAACAAACGCCAAGAGTGCAGACCTTTTAGATTTTTATGATAATGCTGAGGGAACTAGGGTGCCAGGTGGTGCTGATCCAGGAATTAATTCAGCAACTCATGAAGAATATATAAAAAACAAACTTTCTTATCATCCTAACATAAACACTATAAAGGGTGATATGAGAGAGATATTCTTTACTTTAGATAAAAAGTATGATCTTATCCTTTTTGATGCTGATCAGGACAGACTTTTAGTAAGAAACCTTTTAATTCATTCTTCTAAATTAATTAATATTAATGGAGTTGTAGGATTTACTTCTTATATGAATTATGATGCAGTTCATTATGATCATCATGTAGGAGTATACCAAGGTGTAAACGAATTTTTAAATGTAAACAAAAATTGGTCTGTTGATGCTATAGTTTTACACGATCTTGGATTTCATGAAATATATATTAAAAGAAATTCATAATAAATGAGCAGTTTATAGACTACTGCTCAGGTCTATTAGCCACGAAGATTCGACTCCTGCTAACTCTCCACTCATAGGAGCATCCGTTGTAAAACCTTTTAAAGTCTTATATCGGAATGTTATCTATTATACTACTTAATTTTAATAGATTTAGGCTTCTTTTCTTCAGGAACAATACGAACCACATTAACATGCAGCATACCGTCCTTAAGTTCTGCAGATGTTACTTCCATATACTCTCCCAGTGCAAAAGATCTTACGAACTTTCTTCCTGCGATTCCCTTGTGAACTACCTCTGCATCTGTCACTTCAACAATCTCGCCCTTGATAATTAATGTTCCGTTATCTACTGAAACATCAATATCATCCTTTGAAAAACCAGCGACAGCCAGTGAAATCTTATATGTATCTTCATCTAGTTTAATGAGATCATACGGAGGGTATGACTGTGAGTTTGTTTTGTGTGCTGTATTTAGGCGACTCAACTCTCTGTTGAAGCCAATAAAAAAAGGATCATTGAATAGATCCATAGCGTACTTTGTTACCATGTTATTCCCCTTTCAAGCGAATAATTTAATTCCCCCCAATACTGGGCAGGTATAAATATTATAGCATAGAAAAACAGGCTAGTCAAATGCCCTAGCCTGCTAATCTAAAGAATTACTTCTTTGCTGCTGCCTTCTTAGCAGGAGCCTTCTTTGCAGTCTTCTTGACTACCTTTGCAGTCTTAACTGCAATGTCAACCTCAGTAGCATCTGGCAACTTGCCGAATGCCTTATCGTTAGGGTTAACTGCTCTGATTGCTACGGGCACGATGGCTCCAAGCAATGAGTAAGCAAGTGTCTTTGGATCTGTCACGCCAGAAGCGTAAAGCGCAATTGCAGCACCAAGTACTGATCGTCCATACGATGCAAGCATTGCTTTTAGTTGTGTGTTATTCATAATTTTCCTCCTAGGATATTACGTTTGTTAGTACTGTGAAGCCAATCCATAGACCAATAATTCCTGCGACTCCCGCAAAAACTGGTGGTGCTGGTACTGGCAATTTGAATGCAGCAAATACTACGCCACACCCAAAACCTGTTAGTATTGATAGTATAATTTCTTTCATTTTAATATTCAACAGTCTTAGCGGTTCCCTCTATATCGTTTATATTTCCACGATAAGAAGAATCTTCAAAATTAAACCACAGGGTAGAAGAATATCGATTTGCACTATTTTTAAGCACCTCATGTAGATAGTGCTTGTTGCTAGGAAACATGATAAAACTATTAGCCTTTGGCTTAACCTTTAGATCATGCCAAGGAAAATTTATTTCCCCTCCTTCATAATCTTCATTAATGTAATATATTACTGCAAAATCTCCTGCAGTATCTATATGTTTGTTCATATAAAAATCTTTTTGAAACCTAACTAAATGAACTTCACTTTTTTTAAACACACGAAGTTTTACATTATGTGTGTCTGTACATTTTTGGAAAGCAATCCGAAATACCCTGTCTAGTATGTCAGCAATTTCTGATGACATTCCTTTTTCAGAATTAAAAAATTCAACTCCCCAAGGCTGTTTATACCAACCATCAACATTAACCACATAGTCAAGTAATTTTTTATGTTCTTCTTTAGATAATACATTTTCTACAGTTTGTATATTATCTATAGAATTTTCTGAGGTAATTTCCATCATTCTTTATTGTACCATTCTGCATTCTTAGTAAAGGTTGAACCAGTAAACTGAAACCACATTGAGGAACTATATCGATCACCCATGGCAATTGTTTTAACCTCATGCAGATAGTTTTCGTTACCAGGAAAAAATATTAAACTGTTTGGCTTTGGTTTAATGTATACACCAAGTTCTGGGAAACAAAGTTCTCCACCAATATAATCATCATTAATATAGTATATTGATGCAATGTGATTGGATTCTGCTGAATTAGTATCTACATGTGGATACAAAGCAAGACCCTTTGTAAATTTAATTAAAGCAAGATTATCTGTTTGAAAATAATTAATATCTACACCGTAAGCCTCTGTAGCATTTTTGTGAACAACTGCAAATATTTTCTCTAACATCTTTAGAATGTTCATTGGCAACTGATCCATTCCAACGGTATAAGCATCCCAAGGTTCAAGAACCCACAACTTACGGGTCAATACGTAATCAAGAAGAACTTCGTGCTCTTCTTTAGATAGAACATCTTCTACACATTTTATGTTTTCTGCAGAGTTTCCTATTTTTTCAACATTTTTTAAATAGATCTCGTCTTTTTCTGAAGGGTTAGTAATCATGTATCTATTCTACCATAGTCTTCTGGGAGTAGTTTCTTTAACTCCTTGTACGCCCCAGATATTTTTTTCATGGAGTAGTAGTGAGGATAGGCTGTTCCCACAACCCCGTACTCATCAAAATAGATTATTTCTGGCTCAATATCAGTAATAAATTTATTTAAAGAGGCCTGAACATCTTCTATATAGGTATACGCCCAGTCACGAGAGTCTGAAATAAATTTTAAAAAATCTTCATTAAACTGCTCTTTATCTGTTTTTGTTTTTTCTTTCTGTTCTTCTTGTAAAATAAAAAACTCAAGTGTTTGAGCAATCATTTTAACATTTTGTTTCTTTTGAATATAAAAAAGAAAAGCAAAGGTTGTTGATAAGACTGATAAAATAATTAACAATATTGTCTGAATCATAATTATTTTCCACCTTCTCTAACAAGAAGAACAATTGCACCATTGTCCTCTAGTGCTTTCTTAACACGAATCATATACTCAATAGCCTGTCTTTTCATGTCTACTGTCTCCAATAGCATAAAGTCTTTTTCTTTTGCTTTAACTGTTATAAAATTATCATTATCTATAATCTGTAAAGAAAAATTTTTAGGAGCATTAAGAGATCTAAATGCTTTTCTCATTGCATCTGTATACATATTACTCCATTGTTAATGACTGCCATGTCATTCCCCAGTCGTTCTTTGTCTTGTGACTAGCAAACTCTTTTGATATTTCACCATTCTCTAAGTATACCCCACCCCAGACTCCCCATTCTTTGCCCGAAATTCCAACAGAAAAACATTCTTTCCTGACTGGACAAGAAGAACAAAGAGCATCAATTGCTGGTCTTAACAATTCATCATCTTCATATTTTTCAAAAAACAAATTTGTGTCATAATCTAAACAAACAGCGCTATCTTTCCACATGTATTTATTCATTTAGATCACATACTTATCAGGAATTTCCCACCCTTGGCTAGAAGGAATAAAACTTTTTTTCATTTGCCATTTTCCATTTTTATAAATGCCAAACTTTGAGTAGTAGGCTTTGTCTGAAGGAAAAGTCTCAACCACTGTCCAACCGTCCCAAGACAGTTGCCGATTCTTGATGACTATAGATTCCATAGCCTCTAAAGAATTAACTATTTTCATTGTGTTTCCATTCTATTCGTGTGCTAAAGCACATTTGAAGCATACTCAATTTTAACAGATCTGACTGTATTTGTCAACACTATTTAAAAATTGTACACATTGGTGTTAATATTATTTAGTTTTGATATATGAACTATCTTTGACACTGGCTCTTTTGGATTAGACAAAAAAGCAAAATGATTTAGTTCTAAAATATTTTCTTCTAGCCATTGAGGAGTAACCTTAATAAACTTGATAGACTTTCCTCTTAACTTCATTCCTTTTTCAGATAAGTTTGAAAACTCCATAGCCATCATGTTGATGTTGTTTGGACCTGCAGAATATATGTGAAAGGTTTTATCTTCTTCTAACAACTCAGAAAGAGCAACGCCCATTGATCTTATAAAGACATTATAGTTATCAAAACTACTTGTCCCCTGGACCCCTACTATCATCGCCAATCCCTTCTCTTAATCTGTCCATTATAAACAGCATCTTCTCTAATTGTACCTTATCCATACCCATCGTGTCAACTTGCTCTGCAGACTCTTTATCAATAAGTTCGTTTACTAAAGGCGCTTTATAAAACATATTATCTTTAATCCAGTATGCATTATTGTCAAGAATAATAACCCTTATGTTAGTTTTATCATGTTGAATTGTTGACTGCGTCTTAGTTTTTAACCTTCTTGGTTTTTTATCTAGGCTGTTATACCTATACAACAGCATTGACTGACTTACAATAACTTTTTTATTGCTGCTTATCTTATTTCTTAATAAATAAATATAGAAGAGTATTAGGGTAGTTACTGTTATTGCTATAGCCCCATAGAAATTATTCATTAGTACTCCTAGATTTAAAGTATATCAGTTTTTATTAAAAAGTACTTTGACTATTTCTTCCATAACAATTCTTTCCTCTTTGGGTAAAGATTTTATATTTAATGCATCGAAAGATTTTGGCCCTAGTTTTACCAATGGATCTTTATTTGTTACATCCATATCAATAAAACCTTTTTCCCAAAGTTTTAAAGTTACCTCTGAAAAATATAAAGATAGGTCCTCACTGAGCCTAGAGTCTAACTCTTTAAGCCTATCTGTAGGTTTATAAAGGGTTTCTCCAGTCTCTGAATCACTACCAGCAAACTCTAGACCACCATTTAACAACAGATTATCGACTGTATCAAATTCGTCCATGCTTACTTGCCCGACTTTTTTCTTGCCTTAGCAAGTGCTCCAAAATCTTTAACCTTAGTATCTCCAAGGTATCCCCAAGCATAGCCATCATTGATCATCATGTCGTTAAGAGATACTGTGTTTCCATCTACATATACCCAGCCTAAAATGCGACCATACTTTTCAGATGAGTCCATCTTTTCAGTCTTGATTACAACAGACTTAGCATCCTTTAAAGATTTCTTTAGATACTCTTTGGCTTCAAGGCCAAGAGCCTTTTCAGCAAGATCCTTTGTGCGAGACTCAGGGGTATCAATACCAGCCAGTCTGACACGAGATGCAAACAGGATATCAAACCCTAAATCAATAAGAACATCAATGGTATCTCCATCTACAATATTCTCTACTTTTCTTACATAGTATTCATACATTATTTTCTCCCCCAGTTAACTTTATTCCAACCACGCTCATGGAAGTAATAAAGGATTGTCTTTGTAAATACCTCAAAACTTGCGATTGCACCAGCCGTGACTGGCTCTTTGGTTATTGCCCAAGATATTACAAAAGTATCTGCTGTACCAATGATACGCCAAGTAATTGCTTTTAGTGCTGATCTTTGTTTAGTTACGTTCATTATCTTCCCCTTTTTTAAACCAGTGCTCATACATTTTTATTTCATTATCGGCCATGGCATTTCCAGCCTCATATACCCAGTTCTTTACGTTTTTGAGTAGCGCTAATAGATTCAATTTCATCACCCAATTTCACCTGCTCAACCTTATATCCGACATCTCTTCCGTATACAATGTTTGTAATGTTAGGCAATCTTATAACTAATGCACCATCCATAAAATTATCCTTGGCAATATATTCTTTTACCTGATCAAACTTAAGTGGATCTTTCTCGCTTGTATTGTATGTATTGCGGACACCAAGAAGTACCTGATCTGTTCTCTTGCCTGCCTCTTCATAAAGGGCATGGTGGCCTTCGTGCCAAGGCTGGTACCTACCCAGCATAAGTGTTGTGGGTGCTGACCAATCGTGTAAATTAAAATACTTAATTATTACTGTTGCTTTTTGTTCGGCGTCTAATCTATGGTCTTCAAATGTTGCATCAAACTCAGTTGGTCGCTCAAACATTTTATTGGTGTCTTCAAATCTACCTTCTTGAATTGTGTCCATAAATATTAATATGTCTGGCTTACCAAAAGCGGTACGAGTTAGATCGGTTGGGCACACAAAGTCAACAATGACTGGAGCAACTCCTTGTTTGGAAATAAGTCTTGCCATCTCTCCCATGCGACGGGACTGCTCAAGTCTATCTTCTGGTGTAAAGCCTAAGTCTGAATTGACTGTTGCACGAACCTCATCTGCATTAAGATGAATAGCGTTAATTCTTTCTTTGAGTGCCTTGGCTAACTCTGTCTTTCCTGAACCTGGAAGACCTATAATCTGAATAATCATTTTTAATCCTTAACTAGTTTTGTTCGTTCATCAAGGACAGTGAGAGCAAATGACATCATTTTCTTATATCCTTCAGCATTGTCCATTATCTTGTTGTAGTGGTGCCCACAAAATAGTAAATCTCCAGAAATTCCAGTAACTTGAACTAGGGCTTCTGCAGCGCAAGAATCACACCTATCTAATGGGGATAGAGTCCATTGCTTTTCTTTTACTTCTTCTTCAATCATTGTATTCATAGTATACCGCCTATTTCTTGTATTGTTTTTAACATATTTAATTATATCCTAATGTAGACAGAATGTCAACACTAGATTAGACATATGTTAGGTTTAATCCTTCTTCAGCAAGAGTAAAGTTCATCCTAGATCTTTCATCTATAACTTGATGAAAATCTTCATAAACTGTTCCGTTGCTTAAACACCTATAGTAGGTTCTTCTAAAATGAAAATTACAATAAAAAATACCTTCTGAAATATTATTTCTGTCTTTTATTTCAGTCCAATTTATTTTACCAAAAATTATTTTAGTAGGAATAACTTTTACAAGGGCGTCCGCAGTACAACCAGTGCTTGGATTATACGAATTAATCAGTGAGCATTTATGTCCTAGTGTTTCTGTAGTTGTCACATTTTTTGCAAATGTTTCTTTTACCTTTTCTCTTTCATCTATTATAAACTTTTGAACATTTTCCCAAGAATTGTTAGGCTCTGAGTGTCCCTGCTTAGTCATATATATTTCATAATGATAGTGGTAATCACATAAAAATTTTTTACCGTGTGTTCCTTCTATATATACATATGCAGGAGCAACACAAGATACGCTTGCATTTTCGTTAGCATTCTGTTGTTTTAATACTGATGGATGAAGAATTAGTTTTGGATCAAACGATTGACAAATCTGTCCCTCTGGTATGCTTGTTATCATTTTTTCCTATTATCTGTGGAATAAAATCCACTACCGTTAAAAACTGCTCCCACATTAGAGTAAACACGAACTAAAGAAGTATTACAAATATCACACTTATATCCAGGATCGTTGTCATTGACAGATCTTTCTTTGGTATATCTTTGTGCACATGGCATGCAGTCGTATTCGTACAGTGCCATTTGTTACTTTTTCTTTTTTGCTTTTACTGTCCAGATTGGTGCGTTGAGAGAATCCCCGCCCCATTCATAACCAAGTGCTTTTACAACAAAACGAATAATCTTAATACGCATTACTTAATCCCCTTTCCAAATTTAGCCCAGACTCTTTCGTGTAAAAAATATCCAAGTGCTTCCCAACCAATGTAAAGAAGAGCACCAAGACTTGCATACTCCCACTCACCAGTAAATAAATAAATTACTCCAGCAACTCCAACAAGGTGAAAGGTTTCCCAACTTGC